GTACTCATACACTCTTCAATGTACTGTCTAGCCTCATCTAACTCATCATCTGGTACACAGCATACCACAGAATCGTGTACTGTGAGTACAGGCTTATATCTCTTAGCTATAGCCAACATCTGTTCACCCATGATGCACCTAGCGATAGCTTGGCATACATTCTCTGTAACCTTACCACCGTATATTCTTGTACGCCCACGTCTAGTCATATAACTAAACTCTGGACCTCGCTCGCCTTGCTCATACTGTAAGTCATCGTAGCGCATAACTAGACCACTTGGCAACTCTATACCATAACCTGTTGCTGTCTCTACACTTTTTACTATACCTAACGCACCAAACGATGCCGTACTACCTCGTGACATCTCAACCAACATGTTCTGACAATTACGCCAAAACTGACTTATCTTCCAGTTAGCATCTCGATATATCTGTATGATCCTACGCGCCTCTTCTACATCTATAGTAGTACCAAAGGACTTCAACTGCTCAGCAAAACGTACCGCACCCATACCATACCCTGCACCAAGTATTGTACTCTTACCAACAAACCGCTGCTCTTTGGTAACATCTTTACCTATTACATTGTATATTCTAGAGGCCATTTTAATGTATACATCTTCCTTGTTAGCAAACGCCTCAACCAAATCATCTTGGCCTGCTACCCACGCAAGTACACGCGCCTCAATCTGTGACGAATCACAATCAACTAGTGTGTAACCTACCGGCGCAATGATACTGGACTTCAATTTCTTACCATTAACACCACGACTAGGTAAGTTCTGGATGTTTATCTTGTCATCACCACCCCACCTACCAGTATGCGCTGCATAATACCTTACCGGGATAGGCATCAAACCACGCTTGGCAATACCTATAAACCTCTCCGTACGTGACTCCTCTAACGTACTCTTAGTACCCAACCGTGCAGTAACTAATGCTTGTACTCTAGGATCATCATGTTCTTGTAATGCTTTAAACGCTTCATCATTCTTAGCGAATGCGTAGGTTTCTTTGCCTGTAGTCAGGCTAGTTTTCATTGGCGGTGCAACATCCATCGATACCAGTAAGTCAGCAAACTTAGGATTACTCATAAGCTGTTCGCGTGTAACACCACTAGACACAATCAACTCTTCCTTAATCTTCTTTGTGTCTTCTAAGTGCTGCCGAAGCAACCCAATATCAAGATCAAGCATAGGCTCAGTAAACATACGCAACGTCATATCAATAATACGCATCTCCTGCCTTGGGAATCCCTTAGCCATACGCATAAACAACTTATACGTTAACTCAACATCATTAATACAGTAGTCACCGTACCTGCCTAACTCTTCTGATGTAAAGTCTTCCCGGTGTTTACCTATGGCATCTAGAACTTCTTTCCCCTTAGTGCCGAGACCATACTTCTGAGTAAGTTTGTCAAGCGATCCACCAACCTCGACACCGTGCAGTGCGCGAGCCATGCAAAGAGTATCAGCAAGCACGCGAGGACGCACGTCAAAAATCCAAGATAGAATAGCGCCATCAAACATAGTGTTGTGACATAAGAGCATACTGTTTGCCCAATCGAATGAATCCAAGTATTTTTTAATCTGTTCATGCGTTCCACTAGCCCATTCAGTTTGGTTGTCATTTAATTTAACACCTACACCGATCACCTCAAACTGAGGATCACGAATGTAGGCTTCCGTTGTTACTTTACGTAGTGAGAAGTCCTTGTCGTAGTACGTCTCAAAATCTACAGTAATTAAATCCATTACTTATTCCGTTCCATCAGCAGATTAAGATACCATTGAGCTTTCTCTAGATCTTCAAGGGGCTTACCCTTGTACTCGTACCTCCACAGGTATTTCATACAGTTACCCTTGAGATAGCCTAAAAACGCGTCATGAGTCATACTAGATTCAATACCCTCAATACACTCAACGCCACCCGTATTGTAATGATTAGGATTGTTGACTACATCCTCAATGTTATCGTCAGGATATTCCTCACGAAAATCCTCCCACTTTTTAACGAGTGCTGGATGATTCTTTCTTAACTCATCCCACTCTTCTCTAGTTGCATCTACCATTTTATTTCTCCTTTTTGGTCTTTATCTTAGCATCAAGTATCGTAAATACGCCGTCACTAGATTCTTCACCTTCTTCAGGGACAAGCACGACACTACCATCAACTATTTGACGATCTCCATTTGCAAGCTGCGCGTCAACCTTTGCACCATGCGCAACAAAGTGCTCTGCTAAGTTATAGCAATCACGATCACTCAAATAAGTTAGATTGTCTTTAATAAAAAATCCTTCCGCTACACGTAACACCGTAGCTATTTCTTCCTCAGTAAACTTTCTTGGTTTCATAATATACTCCTAAAAATTAATTACAATGTGCTGTACGCCACGCGCCTTAGCACGACTTAGATATTCTAACCAGTGAGATGATTGATCCTCACCAGTCTCATCTTCCAAATCCCATACACGTTTACGCTCTTTGCGTATTGCTACATCTATAGGTTCTAGTTCAGCTTTTACTACAGGGTTTGCTACTAATTCAGTCACAGGTCTAGTTCCAGTTGGTCAGGGTTAGGCTCAGGAAAGCCATTTAAAATGTACAAAAGGGAATGTATTGTATCTTCATTAGTTACAGTTGCAATACCACCTGCCTGCACAATACGCTTTAACTCATTCTCCTGCAGCGCAGTCGGTGTATTCTTTCCTGCCTTACATTCAATACCAAAGAACTTACCTTTGTAACAACCAACAATGTCCGGGACACCGCTTCTACCATACCCACCAGTTGCGGGGTAGAAATAGTATGCGCCGATCTTCTTTAAATAATCAGCGACTTTCTTTTTAACTTTACCTTCAGGTGTTGTAGCCATATTCCTTCTCCAAGTTTTTAAATAAATATGCAATGACATCTACAGTCCAGCCATTACCCAACATTTTATATCTCTGTGTGTTTGACACACCTTCAGTGTACCCATCAGGTACAGTTTGTAACCTCTCACACTCAACTGGGTGTAACTTCCTAAAGTTGTCTTTGTAGTCTCCAGAAAATACCAACTGCCTGCGATGTTTATCAAAGTAAGACTTGAGGTTACCTCCCTTGTAGTAATTAGCATCCAAGCAATGTGCTTTATCTCTATCAACAAAGCCTTTCTTCGTGACAAGGTTATCCTTCGTAACCGTGGTTAACGCATTTGTCTTCCCATCATCACGACACTCAAACTGTTGTTTAGTCTCACCAGAGTTACCTTCTACATACCTACCACGTTGTGCACAACACACTGATGGTATATGTCCTCCACCAGATGCCGTACGTATGGTTACAGACTTACCAAAGTGTACTCTTGGTTCCTTCTCTTTAAAACCACCATAAATATTAGACAGCATGGGTTCTTGTGCATCGGGTAGTAATATATCCGACAACATAATACCTTTATCTTCTGGCTGCCCATCGACAGGTATGTTTGTCCAGTACAGCCTATACCTATTCTGCGCAGACACAAGGTTACTGTTGATTGCTATTGGCTTAACGCCTAGCATCTCACTAATCACATCTTGTGACTCTTGTTTCATCCTAACATTCTCTAACAAGAAATACTTAGGCTTACATACTTTAAGCAACCGAACATACTCAAAAAATAGTTTAGACCTTGGGTCATCAAAGTTAAGTTGTTTACCTGCAAAACTAAATCCTTGGCATGGTGAGCCACCAATAAGTAAATCAATCTTGTGCTCTCCAAAATCACCATCTACATCTTTGACATCACCAACGTGTATGGTGTCAGGGTAACGTTTCTTGGCTATTTGTATAGCGTATTTATCAATCTCGGACGCAAAGTATTTATCTACTTTTATGCCTGCTCTTTGGAGTGCAATGTGTCCGCAACTCATCCCATCAAATAAACTTAATACATTCATTATCATATCCTCAAATTAAATTAGGGGGTAAGATGTACCTGCGTCAGCCTTAGCTAGATCACTGATACCAGTCCTTACCCTTGCAAAATCCTAGCCCATGCTTGGGCTAAACGTTCACGCTCTTCTTCAGTACAATGAGAGTACCTCATAGTCATGGCCTGCAGCCGAAACTCTACCGCTTCTTGTACCTCAGCCACCGCCCGGTCCCACTCCATGCGTCTATGGACGGCTTCCATGCCCATTCCAAATGATTCACTCATAACGATACCTCAACTGTTCGATATGCTGTTCAATGTAATCCAATGCATGATCCACAAACGTTCCCATCGCATCCTCTACTAGCTTGCCTGCGCGGAAGTAATCCTTCTCCACGATGGCCTGCAATACCTTCTCGTGATATGCATTCATGGCTGCCAACGAGCTTAAATGCTCACCAATAAGTGCCTCCTGCAATACTATCGGGTCGAGGCGCATAACATCCGAGGCGTACTGCCACGCTGTATCTTCAATCTCCTGATCGGTAGATATTGTACTAATCAAAGGAAATTGGGTTATCGCCTTACGGTGATCGTACTCTTCAAATATAATCGGGTTCATCTCTTCACCTCCATACCTCTTGGTATATGTTTTGTGCGCTTACGTTTAACAACACGCACGCCTTTATCAGTCACGCGATACAACGTAGTACCGCGCCATCTTTCCATATTACAAACGCTACTTATCATCTATAGCCT